ACTTGCAATAGCCCCTAACTAAGTGTTATACTGATTACATCCCATAGACATAGTTAGGTCAGCAATAATGAACAGGAACACTGTTCTAGATTGCCTATATCTCTTTAACAAATCAGACGATCATAGGCTTTATACTTTAGTGGAGTTTAACCACTACTGCCTCTTCCCCTTAATCCATAACAAAGCCCATTTATTCTACGAGAATGACAAGCCAATTGGCTTTGTATCCTGGGCTTGGATTACTGAGGAAGAGGCTGAAGAATTTCTATCAGAACGCTGGATGCCTGATGAAGATGTCTGGAAGCGCCCTGATAAAATAGATGACCGCTATCAGCTTTGGGGCGTAGATTTCATAGCGCCGTTTGGTCACTCAATCAAAGTCATGCGAGGCATGATGCAACATTCACAAACAGTTCTTGGGCAAAGAGTTCCTGCTAATTGGCGTAGGTTCAAACAGCCCGACAAAGTTCATACGAAGGAGTTCTAATATGGGCGGTGGCGGCGGTGATACAACCAACGTAACAAATACGGGTTTAGGTGACGATCAGTACCAAGCCCTTGCAGATAATCAGGTAGGCATCTCAGGTCAGATTTCTGACTCCTATGCGGATGCTACTAAGCGGTATGATGCGTTTGATACTCGTTTCAACACCCTGGACAGTTCTGTCTCAGGTTTGACTAACGATATGGGTACACGTTTTACTGACATGAATACGGCTATGGCTAATTTTGATGCTGCTAATCAAGATCGTGCCGACAGTCTTAGTACAGGTCTGGGAACTAACCTTAGTGCTATTCAGGGTAATACCACAGCATTAGGAACCTTAGCGGGTGACGTTACAGGTGGCTTTGATCAAATGGGTACACGGTTTGATACCGTAGACCAGGCAAATGCTGATGCACAAACATCTATCAATGCAGGTTTCGATAACCAAGCCACAGCATTTAACGAACTTGAAGGTGGTATTAATAGCCAATTTGCGGATGCTAATGCTGCCTCAGAAGCAGGATTTGCTGCTACTGGTGAGGCCCTGGCTACAGGGTTCGGTGATACTCAGACGCAGCTTACAGACACCCAGGCTAACGTACTGGAAGGCCAAGGTGCTTTGCAGACAAATCTTGATACTATGTCTAACACTGCGGACACCTACGCTAATGCGCAGCTTGAGAACCAGGCAGCTTTGCAAAGCACACAGGACGATTTCCGCACAAACTTTGATAACTATGTAGATCGCTATTCTGATGACACTACACTGGCTAACCAAACCCGTGCAGACATGCAGCGCCAGATGGTTAACTCCACAGATCTTCTTAGCAATCAAATGGCAACCTCTGCAGATGCTGCAGCCGCAGGACAACAGAACCTTTCTACTCAACTGGCGGATACAGGTACACAGCTTCAGTCTGATGTAACTGGTGGCTTCCAGCAAACAGCAGACAATCAGAGCATCCTGGGACAAACACTGCGTTCACAAATCTCTGATGTTAATGCAGGTCTTATGACTAACCAAGACAACCTGGCTGCAGGTCAGGAAACCCTAACACAGGCCTTTTCTGATGGCATGGGCGGTATTGATACTAAACTGGTTACCCAAACTCGTGATCTTGCAAATATTGCAGCTACACAAACAGATCTTGATATGGGTATGCGCCAGAACTTCAACCAGCTTGGTCAGGCATTTGATGACAATGGGCAACTAATTAAGAACAGCATTGATGCAAATGGCAACACCATTATGCGTGAAATGGATACAAGCGGAAACTTAATGCTTCGTGCCATGGACGCACAAGGCCGTGATCTTGGATCTAAAGTAATCAATGTTAACGAGAGCGTTTCGCAATTGGGCGAACTACAACGCCGAATGGGCGGTAACGTCAATATGGGGCAACTTTCTCCTGCAACCCAAATGTCAGGTGGCGCTCAACTGGGCGGATTTGCGCAGCCTTACACAACCACACGGTAAAATTATGCACCCAGATACAATCTCAAACGAAGGCATTGAACTTATAAAACGGTTTGAAGGCCTGCACAAAATCCAAAAAGATGGAATGATTTCTAGTTACCAATGTAGTGCTGGAAAGTGGACCATCGGCTGGGGAAGCACCAAAGGTGTTCGATCAGGAATGAAGATCACTAAGGATGAAGCTGAACTTCGTTTGCGTGAAGATCTTCGTAATTCAGAGGCTGATGTTAAGCGGTACGTTTCTGTCCCGCTGACACAAGGGCAGTACGATGCATTAGTCTCATTCGTCTTTAACCTTGGCGGAGGTAATTTTCGATCATCAACGCTATTAAAAAAGCTGAACCAAGGTCTTTATAACGACTGCCCTGAACAAATACTGCGCTGGAATAAGGCTCGTGTTGGCGGCAAGCTTACGGTCCTTAACGGCTTAACCCGCAGACGGGCTGCAGAAGCCGCTGTATTCAGCCGTGATGCAAAGTTGCCCTCTGATGAGGGTGGACCCATAGGACCACAAAAGGTCACTGCAGCGGCCTCTACGAAGCCCCTAGCTAAGTCTAAGACTATGGCGGGTGCAGGAGTGGCTGGTGCGGCTACAGCACTAAGTGAAATCGCACCTCAAATAGAAGCTTTGGTTCCTTACAGCGAAAGCATGAAAACACTGTTCCTGCTGTGTGCCATCGGCGGTATCGCCCTTGTCGCCTACAGTCGCTTCAAGGATCACAAAGAGGGCATCCACTAATGTTTATATTCGGCAAGATCAAACTCTACATCATAGCTGCTTTAGGCATCATGCTTCCTATCTTGTACGTCTTAGGGCGTAAGGATGGAAAGACGATTGAGAAGAGTAAGGTTCTTGCCGATGAACTACAGGCCAAAGACAAGGCTAAAGACTTTTACAAGGCGTTGGCAGAACATGAAGATTTTAATCCTAACAGCCGCAGTGCTATCACTGACAGGCTGCGCAGAGACGGTTTATAGAACCCAGCTAGAAGTGTACTGCCCGCCGCTCTTCACCTACTCAGAAGAGTTTAATCAAGAGTTGGCTGATGAATTAGACGCACTTCCCGAAGGATCTAACGCAATACCTGCGGTTATTACCGACTACATAAAAACACGAGATCGCATTCGGAACTGCGAAGCAGAGAAGGAAAAACTATAATGGGTTTTTGGTCAGATACATTTGGGGGTGGTAATAGCTTCTCTGAGAGCGTCGCTAACGTATTTACGCCTAACGATGGCGCTTCGTATGTAGGCGGTACACTGACGTATGACAGCGGTAGTAATGCAGGATCTGCAGTTCCTGCCAATACGGGCAGTAGTGGAGGATATGGTGGAACAAACTCTTCTGGTAGTGCCACATATTCAGGTTCTGCTAACTCTGAAAGCACAGGATATGTAGTAAAGAAAGACGACACCCTCAGTGCAATCGCAGCCCGTTCTGGTAAAACTGTTAAAGAATTGATGGATCTAAACCCGTCTATCAAAGACCCTAATAAGATTGTAGCGGGTGCTGCCCTAAACACAGGTGGAGCTTCCAGCTTCTTTAGAGATGGCGTATCTATCTTTTCCAAAGACAAAGACACAGTAAAAGGCAAAGCACCAGAAGGTGTTTCTAAACTGTTAGGCTTCGCTACTCCCATGGGTATTATGGGCAAGATCGCAGGTTGGGCAAACAGCCTAGACCCAGAAGTAGATACAACAAAGGTAGTTGATGGGCGACAGGTGTACGAAAATGCAGATGGGTTTCAGTACTCCTATAACTTTCTTGGCATGCCCTATGAAGTAAAAGTAGACGGTGGTAAAGTTGTTGATGCGCTATCCGTAAAAGATCCTGTTACTGGACTTACTGGTTATGAGCAGAAAGCTCAGGAAGCCCGTGATCTTGGTGATAACGATCAAGCCGATGCTATTATGCAGGAAGCTGCAGACAATGCTAATCCTGGCGGAGGATCAGGCGGAGAAGGTGGTGGCACAACTACAGGTGAACTAAGTACTGAAAATATTGCTGCCATGGCAGTTGCTGCAGGTATTGCAACGTCTAACGAAGAAATCCAAAAGCTCTTAGCTAACCCTACCGAATACTTGGCAAGCAAAGGTATGAGCCTTGCAGACCTTGTTAAGATGAATGATGTACTTATTGATCCAGAGGCAGAAGGTACATCAATTGATGGTGAGTACGGTTTAGGTGAAGATCCTACAGTAGATCCTGAGCTTGTGGGCGATACTGCTGTTATCGAAAACGTAGATACAAGTACTACAGAGACAGTAATTGCCGATACAACCGCAGACAGTATTATTAACAATCCAAATGCTACAGTAGATGCTGTTACAGGGACAGTAAGCGCAGACGCTACTCTAGATCCTGATGGCAATCAAATTGATATGACGGGTGCTGCTACAGGCGTTAATGCCGACGGCACCACTAACGTCACAGGTGAAGCATTAAATGACTTTGCCTCCATCAATACATCCATGATCATCGATACATCTACTGTTGCTGGTAAGCTTCTAGCAGACAAGCTGGCCCGTGAAGGTGAGATGGGTGTAGACAGCAAAGCCACTATTCTGGGACAGATGAAACTGATCTCAGAAGAGTTTAAAGACGGTAGTGGCAATCCTATTATTCCTGCGTGGGCGCAGGGAATGGCCCGACAAATCAGCCGTTCTATGGCTTTTGATGGTGTTACAGGTACAGCAGCCACTGCCGCTATGTCTAACGCCATTATGGAAGCTACGCTAGGTGTTGCTGAGAAGGAAGCTATGTTCTTCCAGACGCTGACTGTTAAGAATATGGATAACAAGCAGCAGTCTATAATCAACAAGATGAATATCCTGTCTAAGTTTGAAGTGGCTAACCTTGATACACGCCAAGCTGCATTAGTACAGAATGCTAAAAACTTTATGGAGATGGATCTCCGTAACCTAGATAATGAACAACAGGCTGAAGTTATGAACACTCAGCTTATGGTTGATGCGCTCTTTAACGATCAGGCAGCGGTTAATGCGGCTCGTATCTTTAACGCAGAGCAGGGCAACGACATGGCTATGTTCTATGACGAAATCCTGTTCCAGGCCCAGCGCTACAATACCGAAATGATTAACAGTATGCGCCGCTTTAATGCAGGTGAGATCAATGATGCATCTGAGTTTAACGCAACCATGGCGGATGGTCGTGAGCGGTACAACTCCACCATGCAGTACAATATTGATAAGTATAACAGTGATTGGCGTCAGCGGGTCACAGAAGCAAACGCAGGCATGAAGTATGATGCGTATGCTGCCGATGTTAAGAACGCTACAGACATTAACCAGGAAAGCCTTAATCGCATCTGGGATCGTGTAGATAGCATGTTGGACTACTACTTTAAGGGCGCTCAGACGGAAGCAGAACTTGATGCCCGTGTGCTTATGGCAGAGATCCAAGCGGCTGCAGGTAGCAGTAGTGATAGCAGCGGTATGTGGGGTGCTATCGGTAGCATCGGTGCAGCGTTGATTACGTCTTCGGATATTCGCCTAAAAGAAAATATTGAATTTAAGGGCATAATTAATGGTATCAGAACCTACACCTGGGATTGGAATGATGAAGCCAAACGCATCGGCGCAGATAAGTGTCCAACAGTAGGTGTGATTGCCCAAGAAATTCAGAAAATACACCCAGATGCGGTTACCGAAGACGAACACGGTTACCTACTGGTTAACTACGGGAAGCTATCATGAACTTTAATGACGCCGTAACCAAGTCCATCAAAAACTTTATGGACGGTAAAATGCCTAAAAATCTCACAGAAGTAACTGACGGTGAGATTATGTACACGCCAGAGTACTTTGATGGTTTTGCAGAAAGCCTGAAGGAAGATCCTGCGCCAGAAGAAGAAGAGGACGAAGATGAGATTTGAAGCCCCCATTCCTGGTGCTAATCTAGTAGCAGATACCCGCAATTACCCCTGGCATCGTCCACCTGATCTTACTGACTACGATGAAGCTGTCGCCTATATGATTGACAGGATCACGCAGGAAGAACAGGCAGAACTTCTTTACTCTTTGCTAGAAATCAAAACACCTGTCACTGCCATTGTGTCTGGTTTGCTTATGCAAGCTATCGCCAAGGGTAAGTTTCAGATTGATCTTGCAATCCTAATTGCTGGTCCAGTAGCCCGATACATTCAGATTTGGGCAGATGATGAAGAATACAACTATGAGATGGGTATTAATAACCCTGATCGTATTCGTATGACACCAACACTTCTTAAAGTAGCGCTGGGCATTATTGATGATGATGCTCCAGAGCAGGAAGCTATGCCTGCAGCTATGCCCGCTGGTGGCTTAATGGGCGCACCAGAAGATCCTGTAGAAGGTCAGGCTTCCGAAGATGAACAGGCTGCTATGCTTGGCATGATGGCAGATGAACCCGTAGAAGAGGAGCAGCCAGATGGCCCGTTGGCGTAATGTAAATCCTGCATCATACAGACCTAAGAGTAATGCATTAGGTGAGTTGGCAACTGGTTTTGCTAATGT